CCCCAATATATTCCTGTATCTGTATCACCAGAATTTGCTATTGAAGGAGAACCTGCTGAACCATCTGCGATACCAGTTAAATCAGTTTTAATGTAAGAATAATCTACTCTTTTGAGTGCCCCTGCGTCACTTACTAAAAGCTCGTCTGTGTCTGCTGGCTCGGCTCCGAGTGCAGTTTGACCTGTAATTGCGTTAGCTGATAACTCATCAGCTCCAACTGATCCTTGTCCTGGAACTACAGTCTGAACCGCCTTACCTAAGAAAACACAATACATTGTGTCTGTGCCAGCCGTAGCTGCTGAAAGTGTAAGTGTTGTACCTGAAGCTACATATGCTTTACCAGACCCAGGTTGTTGAATTACATTGTTTATTACTAAACGTATATCATTTTCATTTGTTACAGCATGATCAAGCGTATAGCCTGTAGTAGCACTTGTTGTAAAATGCTGTACTGCAAAACTTGCATACTTTTCTGCTGGACTGTTTCCTACGTAACCCAAAATAAACTCCTATGTACTTATTGCATCGACTGCTGAAACCCATGCATCTACAGAACTGGCTGTATCAGATTTGATGTAAAGTCGGTCACCCGATTCTACTACTATCTTAGCCCCTCCGTCTAATACTTGTAATGCACCGCCGCTAGGAATGGGAGCCGTTTTTACTAAGTAGTAATTCGTGCCTCCATTAGCTATATAAACATCTACATTGATTGCAGTTGTTAATATGTTAGCGAGTGATATGCCCACAATTGTATCATAACTATCAAAGTTAGATCCATTAGGAATATCTGTAGCAGAAGTCCCTATTGCTGATTCTTTATATCTGCGAAAATTCTGTGCCAATCTATCCTCCTATGTTATAATGCAACGGCCATTGCAATGCTGAAACCTGCTGTTGCTAAAGTTGATGGGTCAACCCCATTAACTGTGTTAACTTGTAAATCATTTAATGCGTTATAAATTTCATCTGAACCATCTACATAAATAATAGCATCTTTACCCGCTTGAACTGTATAAGTTGCTGCGCCTGATCCTGCTGTACAAATAATATCTTTACTATCTCCAGTATTATTTAAAACATAATACCACATTAACTTATTAGGAAATGTGACTGTAGTTGTGCCCCCTGGACTTCCTGTAAAATTTAAAATCTTACAACGCCCATCTTCTTGTGCATAAGCAGTTGGATCATTTGTAAAAGTTAAAGTTTTAGATGTTCCCGTTAACGCTACAGCGATGTATGCATTAACCATATCATCAATACGTTTTAAATTATCATTTGTTTGATCACCCCAGGTGTTATCATTTTCACCTGTTGTCATCAATCTCAACTCGGCGTTAGACCATGTTGATGCCATATATTTTTACTCCTTTAAACTATTCTTAGAATAGCTGTACTTGCTCCTGCAGCAGGAAACTCAATTTTAAAAGTACCTCCTGATACAGAATAATCTGCTCCAAAGTTAATTACCATTACACATGAGTTCCCATCATTTGAATTATAGATAAGACATCCACGTGTGGTAAATGTAGCTGAAGTCCATTCAGTGTCAGCGAAATCTACGTATGCTGTTGTACCACTAGAAGTTGGATTTACATTTGTTAATGTATTTCCATTCGTACTATATCCGCCTGTTGCAGGTAACTCATCTGAGTTTCCTGTCATTACAGAATAGTTAGTTGTAGTAGCATCATACGTTCCTGTAATAGAAGCATTTGCTTTGAATAACGCACATTTAAATGCGTCTGCTCCATTATTGAAATCATGATCACCTTCAAGGAGTTCCACTTTAAAACTAGTTGCAATTGCTGATGTTACACCTGCCATATTATCCTCTCGTTCCTATTTCCCCTTTTACATTTTCATCGCTTCTTACACGACCTTGCTCGAAGACTAAAAATGTCTGCAATGCTCTGTCATAAAGACCTTGATATCTGGTTAAGATATCTGGAGGTGATTTCATAAACTGTGCTGCTTCAATTAAAGCTCCGTATAAAATAACGTCAGGAGCATAGTCCCCAAGATATGAATTTGCATTTCCAGATCCTAGTCCTGTCGGCATTATAGTATACCCTATTTCTAGCGTCGTGTCAATGGTTGGTCTAGGAGAAAATATCCATTGCATACCTCTATCGGATGCTGAATATGTACCCTCACCATAGGGCGCATAATAAAGAGGCCCACCACTTTCGGCTGTTGTAATAGTTTGCGTATACTCACGAACAAACGTATGATCTTTTTCCATCAAAAATTCGCCCGTTTTAATCTTAATATACCTAGTGACAAATAAGTCTTGAGGCATATCGAAAAATCCATTGTTAGCACTTAAAGTTATATCATATGTTTTTCTATAAGCTGTGATATCAGCTTCTCTTACTAACCTTTGTTCTGCTAATTGAATACATAAATCTACAGGAGCTATTCCAGATCCTGTTGCTGTAGTAAATTCTGCAGCGTCATTTTCTGTCCAATCAAGAATTGCCTGTTTTAATTGTACGTATGTTAAACCCATATTACTGACCCCATGTATCGTGACTCCAAGTGAAATTGCCCCAACTTGGAGAAGTTACGCCCATTGTACCACGTGTAGCTGTCATATTCAAGGATGAAGCATTAATAGTAACTGTAGTAACTTCTACTGCTGTAACAGTTCCTTGAGTGGCTGTTGCAAACATTCCATCTGGAATTTCTATTCCACCTATTTGAACTGTTCCTTGTGTAGCTGTTACGAACATCCCGTCAGGTACTTCAATACCTGGAATTGTTACAGATCCTTGCGTAGCTGTAGCATACATTCCGTCAGGTACTTCTGTTAGATCAAGTACTACACTACCTTGTGATGAAGTTAATTCAAGTCCTTCTGAATCTTCAGTTGTTGAAATATTAATTGAGCCTTGAGTTGCTGTTGCAAATAATCCTGTTGGAATTTCAGTTGATACAAGTGTTATATCTCCTAAAGTAGCAGTAGCAAATAAACCATCTGGTACTTCGTCTGCTGAAATTGTTACTGATCCTTGTGATGCAGTTGCTGGTATACCAGTAGGTACAAAAACAGATACAGGTTTAACAGTTCCTTGATCAGCTCTTAATTGGAAACCATCTACGTCTTCACTAACACCAACATTTATTATACCTAAATTAGCTGCTGCTTGACCAGACCATTTACTATGTAAAGGACCTAAATGTGCAGTTGTAGGAACTGAATCTACATTAGGACGAGGATCGTATAAAACGTCACCTTGAGCTGATGCTCTTCTTAAATATTTTTGTGGGTCAAGTTGTGGTTGTTTTTCTTCCCACTCTTGTTTAGAAACTCTTGCACCCGTCCATTCTGTACGAGCGTTTTTATATTTTATTCTCCAACCAGATCTATCGCTGATTAGAACTGCGTGTTTGCCTTTCGCATATTTTGGCATGCAATTTACCTAATGTAGTTTACTTGTGGTTGTACTATAAAACTAACTCTTTCTCTATCTTCTTCTTTAGCTAATTGCCAATCCCTTTCATATAAAGGAATAAGAGCAGCTAATCTTTCAGGCGCTTGCTTTACTGCAAGTTCTACAGACAAACCGCTTACCAATGCTGGCAAATATCTTTTTGGTATTTCTGCATTTTGATCATACGCTGAAGTTATGTCTTGTGCATACATAATAGTCCAACCAACATATTGATAATATGTTTGATTTGGAACAGGCCATAAATACATTTTATGGTTACTTGTTCCTGATGAATCGTATTGTGTATTTCTTTCTAATGCAAATTGAACAGGTTTTCCTTTAGTCCATTTATTTGGAATAGACATATAGTCATCAAGACTAATACGTTCCATTGGAATGTCATTAGGTTCGCCCGCTGTTTGATTATTTCTTACTACACCATCTAAAACATCTGCATGTATAGATGAATTTAAAGTAATATAATCTTGATCTTTAGTCATGTTAGCTGTATGAAAGTTTAATTGAAATAAATGTACACCTTCATTAGCCCATTTAGTTAGTAATAAGTTTAAAGAACGTCTTGCTGTTTTTAAATCATAACCACTTTCAGGACTTGCGCCTATTCTTTCATAAGCTTCTTGTATAATCTCAGCAGTATCTAAACTCCAATTCCATGTTCCTGAAGTAGCCATAGTGCCCCCTTTACATTA